AGTTCTGCGGCGCGGCGGGCTCCTTGACGAGGCCGAACAGGCCGAGCGTGTCGTCGATGTGCGCCGAGCCGAAAGCCGGCTTTTCGCTGATCGGCCCGACGCCCTCGACGCCCGGTAGCAGATTCAGCAGGCGCGGCGCGTTGTTCATGGCATCGACTGGCAGGCCGAGCACGGTCGCCACGCCCTCGCGGGCGCCACGCAGGCCCTGTGCGACCGGCGCCATGATCGCGTCGACCAGCGAGCGCTCCGGTGCGGCTGGTGCTGCGGCAGGAGCGGGCGAACCGCCAACCGGCGCAGCGGGCGAACCGCCAACCGGCGCAGCGGGCGCTTCAGGCGTCGGAGCGACTACAGGCTGCGCGCCGCGCGCCTGCACGATCGCATCGGCCAAACGCTGCGCCGCTGCCGTGTCGCCAGCAGCATCAGCGTTCCTGAGCGCGTCTTCGAGCTCCGGGAGCGTCGCCATCAGCGGGTCGTCCTGTACTTGTTGACGAGATCATCGACCGAGCCGCCCGGCGCCGGAGCGGCGGGTGCAGGCGCAGCTGGCGCGCCAGACTGCACAGAGCCAGGCGAACGGAGCGCGCCGACTTGCTTGCGCTTGGCGTCGAGCAGCATCCGCATCGCCTGCACGCTTTCGAGCGCGGACTGGTTGTTGCGAAGCATGCCGCCGGTCAGCTTCTCGTAGGAGCGCTCGAACGCCTGCCGGCTGACTTCGCCGGACGGGTTCTGCAGCTGCGCGTCCTGGTAGGCGAGCGACATGGCGAGGCTGCGCGCGAACTGAATGTTCGGATCGCGGCTCGGCGCAACCTTCTGTGCCAGGTTCGAGACCTGGTCGAGCGTGATCTTGGCATCGGGGGCCATGTTGCCGAAGGCGGCGCCGAGCTCGGCCAGGGTCGAGACGGCGTCCTGCGCCGTGCCACGCACCAGACCGGGCAAGCCGATGATGCCGGGGTTCTTCTTCAGGATGCCCTCGTACTGGCCGAGCAAGTCCTCGGTCCCGACGATCGACGCTGCCAGATTGTTCGCGGTCGTGTTGTTGGCCGTGGTCGCGCCAATCTGGTCGAGCGAGCCCTGCGGCGTCGCCATGTTCGTCACCTTCGCGCCCTCCGGCACGGGCGAGCCATCCGGCAGCTCCCAACGCAGGCCGTCCGGCGCGCGCGTGACCGGCACTTGCTGCGTGCCGATGAACGCCGTGCCCGTCTCGCGCTTGACCGGCGTCGAGCTCGGCGCCGCAGCCGCCGGCATCTGCATGCGCGCGGCCGTGCCCGGCGCCACATAGACGGGCTTGCCATCCGCGCCCATGGCGACGACAGGCGCCTTCTCGCCGATGACCGCGTCCTGCTGCTGCTGGAGCGGCAGGCCGCCAAGGATCGTGGCCTTCATCTCGCTCTCGTTGAGCGGCTTGCGCGGGCCTTCGACGCGCTGGCCGTCCGGCAGCACCGCATCCTGGCCCTGGCTCAATTTCATAGAGCCAGAGACGACGTCCGGCTGTTCGGGCAACCCGTACATCGCCGCGACCGAGCCAGGCATGGCCGGCAGGATCTGACCTTCCGACAGGGCGCCATAGCGCGACTGCGCCATGGAACGGGCATTGTCACGGATGTTGTTCTCGCGGCTCGTCGTGGCCGTGATGTCCTGCCCGCGGCGCGTATCGGCGCTGTCGGTGCCGATCTTGAAGTACGACTGCGTCGGGTTGAACACGCCGGCCGCGACGCCGAAGCGATCGACGACGTCGCGCGATGCGTTCGGGTCGGTCGCCTGACGGTAGAAGTCGGCCAGCTGCTGCTGCTTCTGGCGGTTGAGCGCAGCCGCGGCAAAGCCCGCCGCGTCCGAACCGCTCGGCGGGGCGAACATCTGCGCGATGTTGCTGAAGGCCGATGCCAGGGCCGGATCGCGATAGTAGGAGTTCGGGCGTCGCGCCATGGGTCACCTGCCGAACACAGAGAACGGGTTGGTCTGCGCCGAGTAGCCGGGCACGCTGAGCCGGTCGAACGCACCGCCGGCCGCGCGGGTCGCGCCGGCTCCGAACGACGAGACCGGATTGCTCGCCGCGCCACCGAACAGGCTGGAGCCGGACAGGCCCGCTCCGATTCCGATCTTGCCGAGACCGCCGAGGATATCGCCGAGCATCTTCATGCCGCCGCCCTTGGAATTGGCTGCTTCGAGCTCATAGGGCAGCACTGCGCTCGACCCCTTCTTGAAGCCGCCGATCTGGCCGATGTAGCCGGCCTCGCGCGCCGTCCCGCGCCCGAGCTCGCCCATCAGGTCGCCGAACGAACGAAGCTTGCCGAGCGCCGTACCCGTCTTGTCGGTGAACGCCTTCGCCTCGCCGCGGGCCTTGTCCTCGGCCTGCACCGTGATGTTGCTGCCGGACGCCGGGAGCGCGGCGGGGCCGGATTTGTCGATCGGCGCGGCCTCCTGCGCGGTGAAGAAGTCGGCCAGGGTCTTTGCCCGGTCGCCCTGCTTCCCGCTGAAGTCCTGATACTGGTCCTGCGCCACGACATTGTGCGCCGCAGCTTCACGGTCCAGTTCGCCCTGCCGAATGCGCTCGGCCGCCATGGCGTCGTCGCGGGCGCGCGACACCTGGCTCTGTGCGGCGTTGCTGGCTGCGGCCGAAGCACCGGTGAGAACGATGCCGCCAATCGTTAGGGGATCGCACATCTCAGCTCACCTTGACCGATTTGCTGTTCGAGAACAGGCCGGTGTTGTAGCGTCCGCCCTGCCCACCCATCGCGGCGTTTCGTTCCCATTGCGCCTGCTGACCGAGCGCCGAGGTGAAGTCGCCGAAGAGCTGCGTGAGCGGGCTGAAGGACTGCGGCGCCGACAGGGCCTGCGAGCGCGCCAGCGCCGAATTGGCCGCGCCTTCCGCGTCGCCGGTCGCGTTCAGCATCGCGATCAGATCGGAGCGTGCCTTCTCGACATTGGTGCGAGACTCGGTCTCGTAGGACAGCGCCTGGTCGCCGATCTGCTGCTTGTTCAGATCGTACTTCTTCTGAAGCTCGGCCGTCTTGTCGGCGCGAACCGAGCTGTCGAGCAGCCCCTGACGCGCCAGCTGGTAGGTGAGCGCCTTGCTGGCGTCGGCGAACTGGTCGTCGAGCTGCGGCGTGGCGTAGTCGAGATAGGCCTGACGCCGGTCCTTGTAGAACTGGTCGTCGAAGCCGCCACCTTTCTCGGTGCCGGAATAGAGGCCGCCCTTCAGCGCCTCGGCGAATTGCTGCTCCGGCGTGCCGGGGTTCGCGTTCCCGCCGCTCCCGGCCGTCATGAGATCGGTGAGCGTCGGCGCGCCCTGCGGCGACCAGACGGTGCCGTCGCTGCGATAATAGGTCTTGCCCGTGTCGTAGCCGGAGCCGGCGGCGACCTGGCCGGTGCCGCGCATGCCGCCGTCGAAGATGCCGTTGACGCGCGTCGTGCCTTCACGAACGCGCTGTTGGCGCTGCTGCTCGTCGGCTCGCGCCTGTGCGGCCTCGCTGTTACCGCCGCCCTTTTTCGCCATTCGAGCCCCCGACGCGTCTCATGAAGTGCCCGACGTGCTCGAAGCCAAACCGGCCGAGTAGACGCGTCGTTCGTTCAGTGAAGAGACCGTTGTCGTTACCGCCTGTATTCTCGAGGGCGCCTAATCGGTCGCTCCACTCGACGAACATTTTCAGCAGCTTCGCGGCGGCCCGAGTGCCGCGATAATCCGAGCGAACGAATAGTACTTCCTGGGTCGTGTAGATGCAATCAGCGAAGCTGTACTCGCTGATGGTGGCGTTCAGGAAGCCGATGATCTCGCCCTGGTGCTCGACCACGAAGATCGTCGGGTGCGCCTTGGCGAGGTAGCTGTCGAAGGTCTTCGAGACCTTGCCGGCGTTGAACTCGACGTCCCGCACGCTCTCGACGACGGCCTGCCGCGCGAGCTCGATATAGGCCGCCCGATCCTCTTCAAGTGCCAAGCGGACGAACATCGCGCACCTTGGCGAACTGGATGAAGGCTTGCCCCGCACGGCCGTAGCCGAGCATCGGCCCCGTTTCGGCGGTCAGGCCGAGCGACAGGAGCCATTTATGGGCCTCGCTGTGCGTCGCCAGCGAAACGGCCTCAAAACGATGAACACCGGCCTGCTCGAGACGCGGGAACAGCTGCCTCACGATGAAGCGGGTCACACCGAGCCCGATTCGCTGGAACTCGTCGGTGCCGAAGAACAGCAGCGACACGACGTTCGGCCGTGCCATGATCAGGCCGCCGATGCAGGCGGGCTTGTCGCCATGCCAACCGCACATCACGTCATTTCGATCGCCGTAGCGATCGGCGAGCAAGAGCGCCAGCTGCGCGCGGTTTTCTGAGAACGACACCGCCGCGAACTCGTCGTAGTCGCCGGCCCGCATCTGCAGCGCGACCTGGTAGACGTCGTCTCTGGAAGCGGGCTCAATCTTCGTCATCGTCGAGATTGTGCTGAATGACGGCCGCAGACAGCTTCGCCGGGCCGCCATCGGCGGCGCGCTCGATCGCCTTGAAGCGCAGGCTGATATGCGTGCCCTCGCCGAAGCCGGGCATCTTCTCTCTGCCGAAGGTCGACCGGGAAATCGTGGCCACCTTGTCGGATGGCTCGTCTTCCGGGTCGAAGCTGGCGCTGACCTCCCATGTGCCGCGCACGGCCGCGTCGAAACCATTGAAGTGCTTGATCTGCGAAGGCTTGTTCGCGTCGAGATACGGCAGCCACGCTTCAGCGGCGGTGTCGTCGTAGACGACTGTGTCGCCGATGCCGCCATATGCGTAGATATCGTCGCCGGAGCGGAGGTAAATCGTGCCGTCGAACTCGACGGCATCTTCCACGTTGAAGCCCGGATTGTACGTGGACCATGCGCTGACCTTCGACCCCGTGAAGTAGCTGAACACGTAGATGACGTCTTTCAGGATCATCCAGAGCCGACCGTCGTCCGGTTCGATGATGCCTATGGAGTCGGCCCGCTCGGCTGGCGTCATCGTCTTCAGCTTGGCGATGATCATGTCGTCGATCGGATTGCCGGTATCCGAGGAGAACGCGACATTGATGGTCTGCCTGGCGCGCAGGGAGCGCACACCCGACTTGTCGAGGTAGAACACGTCGTTGTCGCCGAACTGGACCACGGACCGCGGCGCGATCGTGCCGGTGTTGTTCAGCGTCTGCGAAAGCTTGTTGTTGGCCGGATCCGGGTCGACGAACTCGATCTGGACGGTCCTACCGGCGAAAACGGCGATGTATTGCTGGTACTCGGCGATCGCGGTCAGCTGTTCAGAGCCCGTCGCCTGCGTCGACATGTCGATGAAGCCGTGGCCGGTGCCGGAATCGAACTTCGTCGCGTCGCCGACCGCAGAGAAGAGCAGATTCGGGCCGGCGACGCCGTACAGCTTCTGCTGGACGGTCTTCAGGAATGTCGCGAAGCCGCTCGCCGACGGCCAGTCGGTGATCTTGGTGCCGTCGTAGTAGTCGAAGACGTCGTTATCGCTGAACTTGGCGGCGACGGCGAGCTTACCCTTGAACAGGGTCGTCGACAGTACCTTCGAGAGCGTCGCGCTATCGCCGGGGTCCAGCCGCTGGTAGGAGACCCCCGCCGGCATGCCGGCCGGCGCCGTGCCGGCTCCGAAGACGAACAGACCCGCCGTCGTAGCGGCCAAGCCCTTCGTCAAGCCGGCGGGTAGCGTGTAGGTCTTGACGAAGGCCGCGCGCTGTTCGAACTCGCCGCCACGGTTGATGTGGCCGTCCTTGGCGACGATCAGCACGCCGCCAGCCGTGGTCTCCTGCAGCCGGCGGGCATCCAGGCCGCCGGTGAATTCGCGGAT